AGTGCCATGAACCAGTAGGTGATCACCGGCCGCACGCTGATCGACAAGGCATCGGCCCAGCGTACGCCGGAACGCTGTCCCTGCGCCGCGACGGCCTCACGCAAGGCATCGATGGCTCCGGTGTTCCACGCGGCATCGGCCGCAGCGCCGATCTCTGCCATTCGCTGCGCACCGCGCAGGTTCTCGAACTCCAGCGCCTTGTCCTGCATCGCCAGTTCATGGGCGCGCTCGCCCTTGCGGTCGAGCCATTTCAGGATTTCAGGGGCAAGGCGGAAGGCCCCGCCGAGGAGGCCGCCAAGCAGGGTTTCGATCATTGCCCACCTCCGAACAGCTTGAGTTTCAGGAACGCGCCAGCCAGCAGCGCCATCACCAGGCCAGTGACCAGCATCTTCACGATGGTCAGGCCGGCGGTCTTCTTGGCCTCGTTGAAGGCGTCGAGCAGACCGCGCAGTTCGCGTATGTCATGCGCCGCTTCCGGCCCGTCGAGCCCGACGTCGGCCAGGGCGTGGCGGGCGCCCCGCTCGGCGGCGCGCTCCAGCAGTTCCTCGAATTCGTCGCGCGGCATGACGACCATGCCGTCGTGCAGGGTGGGCGTGTTCATTTTTCGTCCTCCAGAAATGCGAAACCCGCCTCGTGGGCGGGTTCGCGGGGGTTGGTGAAACGGTGTCAGATGGCGATGCCGGCACTCCAGCCGGTGGTCTTGTAGGCCGAGAGCACGGCCTCGTCCTCGACGAAGCAGAGCCAGCCGACCTTGGGCACGTAATACTCCCAGGTGCTCGCCACGCGGACGGCGATCTGATTGGTCTTGCCGGCCCAGACGCCGGTGGCGGCGGCAGGAACGATGTACCGGTCGCCGTCGACGGGACTGGCCGGCGGCGTGGTCAGATCCCGATCTTTGACCGAGAGCCCGACCATTGCGCCGAGGCGCTTCAGGTTCGCGTCCATGCTGGTATTCCAGCCCGACTCGCCGAGCGTCCAGCCGTAGGTGAGTCCGAGATTCGGATCAGTGCTTGCCATCAGATGCCTCCGTAGTATTTGCCATAGTTCAGGCCGTACCCCGCGCGGTCGACGCTGCGGGACTGCTTCTGCCAACTGGTGTACCCGGCGCGCACGGCTTCGATCTCGACCTTGAACTTGCCGTTGATGCGACCCAGTCCGCTATCGGTCGCCTCGTCAGCCGTGAGGTACGTCCAGGCGGTCGTGGTGAGCCCCGTCAGGGTTTTCTGGAGGGCGTTGTTCTCGTTGTAGAAGCGCACCGTGTAGGTCACGCCGGCCTCCGGGCCGATGTTGCCCTCGGACTGCGTCACCAGATACACGCTCTGCTGCATCCGGTCGCGATGGGCCCAGGTCAGCGCCATCTGGCCGAGAATCGCGGTCGGCCACATGACGTTGTTCACCCGGACATTCCCCGGCGGATAGGGCCGGATCATCCGACCCGCAAAGGTATAGCTGTCGGCGGTTGCCGCCGACTCGGCCAGTCGTCCGAGACCGGTCGCCGGCAGCATCTTGACCTGCAACGACTCGCCGGAGAGGTATTGCTCCGTGACCAGCGCCTCCAGGGCATCGGCGAACCAGATGCGCGCCGAGGCCAGATGGGGTGCCGGCACCGTGTCGAGCACGCCACGCTCCACCGTGACCGTGCCGGCCACGAGATTGATGGCCTTCACTGCCACGATCTCGTTGTCGAGGTAGGCGTAGGTGTCGAGTTTCACGACGTCCAGATCTTGGCCGTTGCCGATGGCGAGCACAGTCGTCTGCTCGTCGATGGCATTGGTCACCGTCGCATTGGGGGTGAAGCCCATCGTGTCCACTTCGGCAAACGCGGCGCTGCCCTGGCGCGTCAGCAGCTTGGCATTGAGCGAATCGCCGGAGGGGCGGCTCGCGCAGGCCACCAGCAACCCGCCCTGGGGATCCAATTCGTCTCTGGCTGTTTGCGACTCGCCGACCACCCGTTTCACAACCGTCCACCAGGGTGCCTCGCCCAGCCGGCGATACGGCACCTGAGCCGGCGAAGTCAGCGGTGATACCCACGAGGTCGGCGTCGGGGACACGTAGGAGGCGGACGGCAAGCCGAAGATGTCTTCGACGCACTCGATCCGTACCCGGCCGTCGGTCAGCGTGCCATACGACACGCGCACGACTCGCATCACCAGTTGGGCGATGCCCAGTTCCGGCCAGGTGAACTTGAACACGTCGCCGATGTTGAGGTTCGACGCCTGCCGATTGGCGATCAGCGTACCCTTGGCCAGCGGCACCGAAAGTTGCTTGAGGTCGCCGAGCGCCACCCGGGATGCCAAGCTGCCATTACTGATGCCGGGATAGTCGACCGTCGCCGATGACACCACGCCGCCGGCCAGTTCTAGCGCCGCCAGGTCATGCACCGTGATGGCGGCGTCCTTGTCGGTGGAACGGTCGCGGTAGCGCACGGTGATCTGATTGACGAGTTCCGATTCCGAGGGCCGGGAGAAGCTCTCCAACTCGAGAATGCTCGAGGGATCGAGCACCAGCAGGCTGGAGACGTTGTAGTCGGCCCGGGCCAGCTTCAACACAAACTTACCGGTACGCGGATGGACGTAGAGCGTACCGTCGATGTGGCGCAGTATCTCGGCGATGAACTCCTCCAGCGGCTGTTCGCGCTCCCAGAGCAAGGACAGCCCGTACTGCTCCGAGGCCAGGGTATTCGCGGCAGTCTGGAAACTGCTCGCATCGATCTCGCTTGCTGCGTAGCCCAAGCCCCACGTGGCATTGTTCAGGCATTCGTAGATGATGTGCGCCGGATTGGCGTCACCGTTGATGTAACCGCTCCCCAGTGCCGCCGGTGCCGGGATGCGCCGCGCCTCGATGCTCCAGGGCTTGATGTAGGGGTTCATCGCCGACAGCTGGCACTGCTGGGAGATGATCGACACCACCCCTCGGAAAGCCGGAATGATGCTGCCGAGTTTCTGCTGCAGATAGCCCGATACCGTTTCCGCCGCACCACCCATCTTGATTTCGACGTAGCCCTGGACGCCGCCCTCGCGCGAATCTCCGCCGAACAGTTCCGGGGCATTGACGTAGAGGGTCTGCGAGGACGTGACGCTGCCGCTCCAGGCCGTGCGTTCGCCGACGATGATGCGCGTCACCGCATCCACCGGCCCGTGGCAGATCGCCAGGTGCAGGCCCGCGTAATACCGATGGCCGACGACGTAGGATGACGAACCGCCGCCTTTTCCGCCGCCGCCCATTTATGTCACCTCCTGCGACTGACGCTGCCGTTCCACTTCATCAGCCAGGCGGGCCGCCATCGCATCGCCCGTCGCGCGCAGCCACTCCACCGTCACGCCGTGCTGCCGGAAATCATCAAAGCTCACGCCATCGCGCGGGAACCATTTGCGCAGGCCGGCGTTGCAGTAGCCGAAGGCCTTGGCGTCGTCGTGCGTCACAATCATTTCTTGCCTCCGCTGCCGGACGATTGGCGGATCTCGGTGGTCTTGACGTCGCCGTACCAGACCACGTTGGCTTGCCGGATGACCCGGGTGCCGAACAGCACCGGGATGGGTTTGCCGGATTCCGCCACCGGCACGTCGAGATTGCCCGGCGTCGCGGAAGCCGGCTTGGGCGGCTTCGGCGCAAGCAGCATGCCGATGACCGTGGTGATGACCCAGATCGCGATCTGTACCCACATGGTGTGCCCTCAGACGATGGAATCCCCGGCGAAGGGGTTCTTGGCGGGAATCCAGGGAAACCCGCCGAAGTTGAGACTGTTGCCAAACTTGGACTGGCAGGTGGCGAACGTCCGGTCGCAACCGGCGAAGGCCTCGAACGCCACGCCCTCTGCCAGCCCCGGCAGCACAGCCGAGAGCGTGATGGAGTCGCCCGAGTGATTGGTGATCATCCGTGGCACCCCGGCCACACGCAGATAACCGCCGGTCAGCCAGCCCGATGCCTGCGACAGGAAGGTACTCGAGGTGACATTCAGTCCGGAGAAGGACGCCACCGTGCCGGCGAGCTTGTACGCCTGGTTGTTCACACCGCAGCCCGGATCGAACAAGGCGTGCCGGCACCCGGTCTGGTAGTGGGCGCGTAGCCCCGGCCGTTTCAGCGCCGTGAAGATCGACTCGCAGCGAATCTTCGCGGTGCTGCCGGCGAACACGACGGAGGCGACGCGCCCCTTCCACCAGGTGATGTATTCCGAGTCGCCGAAGTGGTTGCGGAACACCGTGAGTGACACCACGCCGTTGGGGCGTGCCGCCGCGAATAGTTGCGCCACTGCGAAATCCCGCGCGCATTCGAGGTCGATGCCGTTCCGGGCAAACTCCGGCGATTGCTCGACCGCCGAGCGGCGGATCACGGCGGGCTGGTAGCTCTCGACCTGATAGGTGATCGCCTCGCGGCCGCTCGTCACCGTCCACACCTGCTGGCCGAGAACGAAACGATAGAGTTCCACCGGCTGGCCGGCGGCCGCCGAGATTTCCTGCGTGTTGTAGCTCATCCTTGGATCTCGGTTACGACTTCACGCTGCGCATTGGCAGCGAGACTTCCGCGACGCTGTCGGTCTGCCAGTTGATTTCGATCTGGTCGGCATCGAGCCGGGTTTTTTCCAGGAAGCAGATGGCGACCCAGTCCTCGGGATTGGCGTCAAAGCCGAAGGACTGATTGATCGTCATCACCTCTTCGTCGCCGGTGGTGCCGGCACCGAAACCCTGGATGGTGCGGAAGTACCAGCTGCCGTTCTTGTGCAGGAAGGCAGCTTCCGTGCGCCCCGGCATCGGGTTGAAGTACAGGGCGTAGCCGCGAGAGGCCACGGTCATCACCGTCTGGTTGGACAGGATTTTCTTGGTCGGAACGATGGAGGCTTCCCAGGTGGGATGCCAGAACGCGGTCAGACGGCCCAGACGGGCAGCCAGCCAGCCCCGGAAGGCGGCGATCTCACTGCGGTTCTTGAAAAGGTAGTCGAAGGAGCGCCGCACGAAGGGGCGCGCGGCATGGTCATCCACCGCCGTGATGCCGGTGTCGAAATCGAGCACCTCGGCCAATCGCTGGTAGTCGGCAACGACATCGCGCACCCGATTCGGGCGCGTCGTCCACACCGGCGTCGAATTGAAGGTCGTCGTCGATTCCTGCTTCGTGATGGCCGTGGTGCCAGCGATGTCGAACACCAATCGGGCTCGGGCGATGGCGTCCGTCACCCGCGAAACAGCCTGGGACACTCTCAGCCTCGCCGTGCGTGCAGGCACGACGAACGATCCGGCCGGCCAGTTCGACAGGAGCGGCTGCTTCAGGGTCACGGCATTGCTCGCCACCGACAGCACTTCCGCCGCCTCGGTGTTGCGGCTGTCGCTGCCGATCACCAGCAGGCCGTCGGCCTCGTACTCGAGGTTCGTGGTCGTGATTGGAATCACCGTGCTGCCGGCAGTAATCGCCGCCGAGAGGAAAGCCTTGTCCGGCCAGATGGGGAGCGCATAGACGCGCGACTGCCAGGCCGACAGCAGCACATCCAACAGGGCTGCATCGTCGCGGCCGACCAGAATCGAGAACTCCAGCGAGCGACGCGGCTTGGCGCGCAGGCTGACCCGCTGCTCGGTGCCGTCGCGGGCCGTCAGCACGTCGGTCGCCCACATCAGGCGCTCCAGCCAGCCGTCCGCCCAGTTGGGCTTGAGGCCGAACACCACCACCCGCCGACCGGAGATCGACAGCGTCGGTGCCTCGTCGGGAAACTGGAACGTGAAACTCGCTTCGATCACCGGCGGCCCGTCGAGGCTCACGGAGACGTTGTGCAGGCGCGATTCCAGCATCCCGTAGGTCGTGGGCGGGTTGGCCGGGGCGGCAAGCGTGATGCCGCCGTCGTTCTGGCCGACGACCGCCGACAAGGTCTTGGGGGCGAAATGGGCGTTCCACACCTCGACCTGGCGGATCTGCGTCGACAGCAGGTTGCCCAATGCGATCTTGGCCGGCAGCAGATGGACGTGGTGATACCAGTCCTGCTCGAACTGACGAACCATGTTCCCAGCGAAGGTCGACACGATCTCGGCGACCGGCAGGTTGTTGGCCAGCGTGCCCGCGTTCGGCAGGTTGCTGGCCAGGGCACTCGGGTACGGCAGCGTCAGGGGTGCCGGCAGGAACTTGTACGCAGCGCCATAGGCGGGATCGGACGGCAGCCCGGAGGGCAGGATGGCTCCAGCGTAGGTGGTCATTTCAGGAAGGCGTAGCCGCCGTAGCTCATACTGAAGACCATCCAGTCGCTGCCGCCCAGCGTGACGATGTCCTTGTTGACGTACTGCCCGTTCATCCTCAGCAGGCGCACGCCAGGTGCATAGCCCATCATCGAGTAGAAGTAGCTGGGCGTCGGGCGGCCGACTTCAACCGTGCAGGGATACAGGGGCGTCACCCCGTTGAAGGCGATGGGCGAGTAGCTGTCGAGCTGCCGTGTCGTCGCGCTGTAAAAGGCGCGCACGGCATCCACGCCCGAGGTGCCCACCTTCCACTTGTTGGTGTTGCCGTCGATGTCGGCCCGCACGTAGGTGCTATAGGTGTCCGACAGGAAGGCTCCACCGGTGAACGTGCACGTCTTGGTGATCGCGCCGAAGATGATCGGCGCGTAGGTTGTGCTGGCCGTCTGCACGATGCAGTAGCACCAGCCGTCGCCGCCGAAGAGGAAATACTCGGCGCTGCCCGACAACTGGGTCAGGGAGTACGAACCTGAGGCGACGGTCTGCGATCCGTAGGCCAGACCGCTGTTGAAGCTGGTCGAACCGTACCAGGCGACGTAGCTCGCGTAGGAATGCAGATGGACGAACTGCCCGGTCACGGCATGCTGCAGGTGCAGCCGGTAATAGCCGGCGTCCGCCTGATACATCAGCTGCGTGTAACCGCAGGAGCCGGTGGCAAAAAGCCGGATCTTGTCGAGGAGGTCGTTGGGCGAAGTAGTGATGCCGGATTGAAATGCCATCGCTTACCTCACGCGAGCTTCAAGGCCCAGTAGTCGCTGTAGCCAGTGCGGAACACGTCCTGCACCACCAGATGATCGACGCCGCCGACGCTGATGATGTTTTCCACCGCATTGGCGTAGCCGGGGACGCAGTAGCACCCTTCCATCTCGCCCAGACCAGCCAGGATGAACGGCAGCAGCGGGTAGGAACCATCCGGGCATTCGCGCGTATTGCTGCCCCAACTGTTCGGCCACATCGCCGACACGCCGGTCCAGATGCCGGTCGGCGCGTAGTACGCACCCGAGTAGCCCTGTGACTTGGGCAGGTGGTTGCGGTAGGTGTAGGAATTGCTCCACCGCGTTGAACCGCTGTACGTGCCGCCGACCAGGAGCGGATACGGGTACTGGCCCGGCGTGGCATAGGGCAGGAACAGGCCCAGATGCATCATTTCGTAATAGGTGCCGGTTTTGGCCACCATGACGATGCGACGCCCGTTGGCCACGATCCAGTAGGGCATGGCCGATGCCATGAGCAGCGCGTAGAACGTCCCGCTCGGGTTGTACTGGCCGTCGAAGGTCTGCGCCGGGTTCCAGCCGACGAAACCACGCAGTTTCCAGTTGCCGTAGTCCGCGCCAGCCTCGGACAAGATGCCCACATTGATCTGGTCGGTGCCGGCAAGACCGGGGCCCTGCAGCACCAGTTCGGCGGGCGGTCCCGGCACCCAGCGCAGCACCGACCAGCGCTCGTTGGCCGGCAGCATGTCCTGGGTGACGAACTGCTTGAGCCGGTTCAGCAGATCGAGATAGTCGGTGGCAGTGCCACTTGTGAAAGCCATGGCTTACCTCAGCAATTCGCGCACGGCGGAACCGTTGCGCGAGAGCACATTGAGAATGGTTTTTTCACCGGCGGCGGAATTGAGATAGTCGGCCGCCATGCCGGGATCGATGACATTGACGATGCGCACCGCTTGCGACGGTGCGGCAGCCGGGGCTTGAGCGACATCCGGCACCAACCCGCCGTCGGCGAAGGCCAGGCGCGGCCCAGACCAGCGCGGCCCGAACAGGCCACCGTTCAACGCATGCAGGAAATCCACGCCCACCCGGCGCACGGTTTCGGCGCGCAGCACATATTCCCCGGCTGACAGGCGTGCCGGAATGGAATCCGATGTGGAGGTACCCGGGCCCGACACCAGGCCGCCGGCGGCGAACTTCTTGACCTTGCCCATGAGCGCCATCACGGCGGCGACCATCGCCACCATCGCGGCCACGGCCAGCGCCGGACCGACGTAGGGAATGGACGCCTGCGATGCCGCCGCGCCGGCACCGGCCTTGGCGGCATCCATCGAGACCACGGCGGTGGTCTCAGAAGACTTCTGCGCGACCTTGGCGACGCTCGCCGCCGCATCTGCAGTCTGCTCCTGCTGGATGAAGCCGAGCTTGAGCGCCAGCATGCGCGCCTGCATGGCCACCCACTGCTGGAAGGGCTGGATGACGATCTGCTGCAGGAAGGCGTTGGCCACCTGCTGGAACAGTGCGGACATGGCGCTGCGCCAAGTCTGCGTGCCGGTCAGCATGCCGTTCAGGGCGCCGCCGAAGCTCTCGCCGATGCGGTTCCACAGCGGGGCCATCTCGTCCACGACGAGACGGGTGCGTTCCAGCTCGTTGCGCCAGGCCTGTGCGCGAATCACCGCATCCGGCCCGATGGCCTGTGCGGCTTGCTGCATGGTCGGCAGCAGGCGCTCCATCTCGGTGGCCGATTGCTGCTGCAGAGCCACGATCTGCTGGCGAGCCTGCGCCTCGGTCAGCAGACCCGCCTGCTGCTGGGTCTGGATCGCCTCCTGCGCATTGCGCAGGCGCTCGGTCACCTGCCGCCACAGGGATTCCAGGGCCACCAGATTGGCTTGCGCCGCTTTCACATCGATCAGCCGGTCGACGAGCGAGACGCCGCCGGCATCGCCTTCCGTCGCCAGACGGGCGCGCAGATCCCGGTAGCTGCGGGCAATCGCCGCCTGCCGATCCGCATCGGTCGCGGTGCCGGTGATCTGGGCCAGTTCTTCCCGCGCCTGAGCCAAGGCGTCGGCGAGCTCGCGCTCAGCCTGTGCCGCCTTGCGGGCATTGGCCTGCTCGATGTCGGCACGCCGGTTGTTGAGCGTGATGAGGTCGGATTCCGCCTTGGCGACCTCGGCCTTGGCGCGCAGGCGGTCGTTCTCGGACTTGCCGGTGCTCGCGATCTGCTGGCTTCGGGCCAGCTCCTGCTGCTTGCGGGCGATCTCGGCATCGACCTCGCGCTGCTCGATGGCGGTTTTCTGGGTGTAGTAATCGCGCACCGAGACCAGGCGGTCTTCGAGCGCGGCGTCCAGCGCCGTTTGTTGCCGGGTCAGTCCATCCTTCAGGTGGGCGAATTCGGCATCCAGCTGCGCCTTCATCAGCGCGGTCTGCGCGCCGGTCGTGTCCTTTTCGGCCCCACCGGAGGACTTCTTCTCGCACTTGCCATTGACCCATTGCCCTCCCGACACCACGCAGGCGATGCGCTGCATGTCCTCCGTGGGCTTGCCGGTCGGGGTCTTTTCCTCGGGACGCTTGGGGCTGGTCAAAGCATCCAGTCGCTGCTTGGCCGCCGTCAGTTCCTGTTCCCATTGGGCGAGGTTCTTCCGCAGCGTTGCCATCGCACCGTCGTTGAACTTGACGTCGAAGGGCATGAACGGCACCGGTGCCTTGCCGGAATCGACCTTCTTGCGCGTCGAATCGACCAGTTCCTGAATCCGCGCGACCTCGTCACGAGCGCGCTTGATCTCGGTACCGTTGAA